GGCGCACACGTATGGATATTCTTCACAGAACCTGTGCCTGCTTATCTCGCCAGAAGGTTTTGGCAGGGCGTAGACAATCAGTTATCAATTGGTTTTGATGAGATATACCCAAGACAAGATAAGCTAAAAAACAAGGGATATGGTAACCTTATCCGGTATCCGTGGTGGAACGAGAGCCGATTTGTTGAACCCTCGTATGAATGGGCGACAGTAGACTTTCCAAATTTTGAACTTTGTTCGATTGAAGATTTAGAGGGAGTCTGCATCGAACTGAGTCAATCGGTTGTTCCGCCCGACCCTCCTAGCGAGTTAAGTGAACAGGTACAGGAGCTACTTGCCTCTCCTAATAGCCAGTTTGCTGCCCGCTGGGAGGGTCATTTACCGGAGCATCTTAGTGATCATTCCCGTAGTGCCATTGTATTTCAAATCGCATGTGAACTCGTATACCAAAGAGTCCCGACCGATGAAATCATAAAAGCTATCGAGGTTTGGTGTGATAAAGAAGGCTACTACAAAGGCATCGGCTGGATAGAAGCTACTGTTGATAACGCATATGCCTCTGTACGAAAAAGAACCACAGCAGTAGAGAAGAAAGAAACTCTACTTGATTGCGTCAACGTATACTTCAATAGATCTAAGAACCAGCGGCATATGCCTTCAGGTATTTACCCAATAGACCAGTCAATAGACGGTATTTCAGCCGGTGAGGTGTGTATCATTATGGCGAGGCCGTCTCATGGCAAGACGGCTCTCGCCCTGCAATGGCAATGCCATCTGGCAAAGAAGGGTATCCCTAGCCTCTCTCTGAACGCCGAGATGAGTCCGTACGAGCTTGGTAGGCGTATCATCATGAACTATGTGGGTGATGACGAGAAACAGTGGCAGGAAGACCCTGAGAAGCTCAGGAATGAAATTGCTGAGAGGCACAGTCATGTATCTAAGATTTACTATGAAGGTGTCGGTACGATTGATGAAGTCGAGGCAGCTATAAAGCGATACGTGCAGGCACACAGGATACAGTTTGTAGTTATAGACTACGTTCAATTACTCAGAAGCACGACGATAGCAGGACGCTACGAGGTAGTTACTGAGATAAGCCAGCGGATAAAATCCGCTGCTAGGGAGCATCAGGTAGGTATAATTGCTTTATGCCAGTGTTCCCGTGAAGTGGAGCGTAGAGATGAGGTAGAGTTTCTATCATCTGATCTACGTGATTCAGGGTCACTTGAGCAGGATGCAGACCTGATTATGGGCGGATGGTTTCATGGAAGAAGTCCCCGTGGCGGTGGTGAAGATCAGTATGATGTTCACATTATCAAACGTAGAAATGGACCTATCCGAAACAATTTAGTCAGGCTGAAGTTTGATAGCAGCAGGCAAAATTTCGGATGGGAAAATGGCTAGACATACGTGGAGCGAGAAGAAGTATTACCTAAATCCAAAAACAGGTAATCCCTACTTCGTTGATTCCGATAACATCACAAGCGAAGAGATCCTTGCGCTAGAACTTTGCACTACTCAGAGGTGGGCAAGTGATGTCATGAGCCAACGCATTAAGCGTATGTGCAAAATGATTCAAGACAGTTGGAAAGATGGGGAGATGGAGAACCGCTGGTTTGGTAACACCAAAGGTAAGCCCTTATTTCTAACCGAGATAAAGATGTCACCCGTCGATCTAAACCCTGAAAATACGGTACGCAAAAAGAATCATCACTACTCAGATTAGGTGGAGCATGACTAACAGTAGACAAAAAGGTAAACGGGGTGAACGTATGGCAGCCGCCAAGCTGAAAGAGCTTGGCATCTGCCAAGAGGCTAGGCGTACACAGCAATATTGTGGGTATCAGGAAGGTGATGCTGACCTGAAAACCGATATAGATGGCATACATTTTGAAGTTAAATTTGTTGAAAGGCTTAACATTCACAATGCACTAAAGCAGGCACAGAGGGATAAAATGGAGGAAGAGAGTAGTGTGGTACTTCATAAAAAGAATCGGGAGCCTTGGGTCATCGCTTGCTACTTGGATGACTGGCTTACAATCACCAAATTGCTTGGAGAGCATAATGACTGATTTTATCTTCCCTAGTCATTGGTCAGAGAAACGAAAGAAGGCGTGGATGGATTACTACGCAATCCGTCAGGAAGATCCTACCAATCCGAAGTATTACAAGATGGGCATAGAGCCTATGGACTACGCTGAGTCACACAACTTCAATATGTATCAGCAGAACATACTTAAATACATTACCCGATACCACATGAAGAACGGTCTTGAAGACCTGCACAAAGCTAAGTGGTACTTGGAGAGATTGATTGAAAAGGAATCTGATGATTCAAAAGAACGACGATAAGGCTTATCTAGTTTACGATCAGGATGTAATCATACAAGTATACGATGAAGGCGTATTAGTTTTTGGGATGTCACTTGATAAGGAACAGATCAGGAGACCAGAGCATGAGGCCGAGGTACGAAAACGAGAAGACGTTAGCAGCGGAAACGAAATTTAAGGAATCGCTAGAGGCTCGATTCAATGTTGAATTTCAGAAGCTGCCCATCTCCTATAGAGCAGATTTTGCTGTCATCAAAGACGGTGAGGTTACAGGTTTCGCAGAGCTAAAGAACAGGAATGTTGATTACGAAACTTATCCAACACTGATACTGAGCTTATCAAAGTATCAGGCAATGGAACTACTCACCCCCTACGGATCTCCTGTACTGTTTGTTCGCTTTAACGATGGCGATTATATGTACACCTTCGATAGCTTATCAACAAGAATCGAGGTTGGGGGTAGATGGGATAGAGATGACTGGCAAGACATAGAACCAGTTGTACATATCCCTAGGAGCTATCTAAAACAGATCCATTACGACGATACCACCGAATGAGCTTCTCAATCTCTTCGATTGTGGCATCCCCTTTAATGTTATTCGCTCTGCACGATATGATCTGTATGTTGTCCTTGGTGTATCCCTTCTTGGGGTTAATCCTATCCAAAGATGGACTGTTATAAGCTCCCCCCTGAACATTTGAAGGCTCTAATCTGTGACCAAGAATGGGGCAGAAGTCAGGGATAACAATGTCTTCAGGCTCTAAATCAAAGTATATATTCTTCTCTCTTGCCCTTCTTCTGGCACGATAGAACATACGCCTGTGGTGGTTCTTGAGATTATATCGCTTCTTAGAATCGACGTTTTTTGTGTTACCAAGCCCGTTTCTGATTTGCCTAACTGTTAAATCAGAAAGAGCTTTATCCTTAACCACGATAGATGTAGGTACGTCCCATCCTACACGATCAAGAACCTCTCTTATTCGATCTGAAATTGAGGTCATACATCACCAAGATCGTCCTTCATTGCACGAGTGTGAAGTTTAACTTTATCAATCTTCTCGTCATCAGCGATGACTTCTAAAGCATCAGCGGCGTGGGACAATGCCCTTGATGCGTTTGTACACTGACTAGCGCTGTCTTTTAGAACCTCTATTAGCTCACAGTGACGCTCGTAAGCATCCATAAAGTAGGGCGATACTGCCCGTGCCATTCTCCAAAGGATGAATAGCAGACCAATTAAAAAAGCCGTTGGCAACCCAACTGAGGTTGCCATACTGATCCAATCTTGATGTGTCATTTCTGTTTCGCCTAAAAAAGTGCAGGGGGTGGGGGAAGCATGGCCCACCCCCTGCGGCAACGAGTCAAGGACTCGCTGGAGGGTCTTGGTCTTTCTCCCGTCTTGGGAGATAGTAACTCTTAAACTTGCCCGTTGGACACAGGATGTGCTTGATGAAAGTTAAGAATCTAACTCGCATATATCCGAGTGATTCCATTCGTTCTTCCATACCAACAAGATCATGTGCGCGATTACAACGAATCATACATCTGACTCGCTCGTTTGGTTTTACAAAACGCCAACGCATGTTATTCCTCCTTCAGTTTTTCAGGATTAAGTGGTCTTAGCGAATCACCAACGATGACTGCTATTACAAGACCGGCGAATCTAGTTGCCTGTTCGGTACTAATCCAACCCGTCTTCTCTGCAATCGTCGTAATGATTGCGGTTATAACAGCCGCCTGTAAACGCTTTGCCGCTGCTGATCTCCACCAGTCTGAGATTCTTTGCTTAATCGAATCTAACATGCTAACCTCCAATTAATTTAGATTTAAATACACCATAAGCCGCCATAACCAACCCAATGAGGATTGCTAACCACTTCCACTTGGATGCCTTAGCCTTCTGTAGCTCAGCCTTGGCTTCGGTAATGGACACACGACTACTAGTGCGAACTTCCTTACGCTCTACTTTAGGTGGCGTGACAGCCTCATCAGGGCTGTCCCGCCTGTCTCTTCTTTTACGTCCCATCGTACCCCCTCCATCGTTTCCAAGCGTCATTCCATCTATGATATTCTAGTTTCTGCCGTCTATTGTAATAATTTGCTATAGTCCCACGTGTGCCAGCGATGCTATCACGTGTATTATTAATGACCGATTGTAGGTAATCTTCAGGGGATACTATGTTCAGGATACCCCTGATATAAGCATCTTTAATTATCTCCCTAGATTTGGTGCGTATCCTATCCATAATCTCTAGGTCTGTTTTCGTAGGGTTTTCGGCAACTTCAGGTGGAAGCAGAACCTCTACAGCACGGCGAAATAACTCACCATATTTCATCGAGAACTCAGAATATTCAGAAGGACTCATATCCTTACGGCCTGTTGGGTTGTCTTCAGTCTTGAAGGACTTATCAGTAATAAATGAATGAGGTTTCTGCGGCCAACTCTTCGGGTCTTCACGTTTAAGACTATCATTGTACTTAACGTATATCTTGTGACCCTTGAACATGTTGGCACCTTTGAACCTCATAGGTACACCTGAGTTGTAGGCAACACCTGCTATACCACCTCCGGGAGCCTGTACAGCACGATTGCCGTACATGTCGTATATCGGGTAGGCATCATCAGATAGGTTGCTCGCTACCAAAACCTTACCCCAAAAAGAATCAATTGGCCTCTTATCCGGTATATGGTCTTTCCAATATCTGGCAGGTTGCTTGTAAGCATTTGGAATCCAAGATGCTGCAAAGCCAACAAGTACATTATCCCGTCTAGATGAATCAAAGACGTCAGTTACGTTTTGTAAACCTCGCATAAAGGTCTTGTCGTTTATGGCACCTATAGCACCATCAACAATATTCTGACCTAAGCTACCCTTACCTTCATTCATATCCCTGAATATGCCGAAGATGGTAGCCATTGGGTCAATGCGACCGTAATCAAATCGGTATCCACCTATCTGCATTTCAGTGCTTTGCGGTACACCTTCGCTATAACTAAACCCTCTACGCTTTGGATCGTCTGTTAAGGATGCACCCGTAAATACATATTCGTCATCACCATCATTCATAGCTTCAAGTAGATTGGTGATTCCGTAATACAACATGAGAACCCATATCTGACCAGCTACATTCTCACTCATTCCGGTAGACCAGTGCTGTCCCTCAGCCTTGTTGTTGAGGTATGTCGGCAATAAGCCAGCTAAACCTAGTCCCGGTATCTTCTCTGCCGAAGACGCTGCGATATTAACAGGCACACGGACGAAGGGGTTTATAAGCCAACCAATGTAAGGTATATTTTTAACTCCTGCGCTAAGGTGCATACCAGCAAGCGCAATATACCTACCCTGAGCTTTTAGGTCTTCGGGGTCAGATTGGAACAGCGATGTCTTAGCGTCACGCATAGCAAGTTGCCATGCCTCACTATTAACATTAGTCATGCTGTTATGGATGTATTCCATCTTCCATCGTTCAGGATCAGCATTACCGTGGTCACCTTCCTCGACCTTCACACGAGCTAACATTGCCGCATATTGACCTACCGCCGCACGAGTAAAGAAGGTCTTAAAGAAGTCATCAGCAGCCTGTAACGACTTACCCGGAAGCTGAATGATACTGGATAGTCCGTTGTATCTCTGGCCGATAGTGCGTTCGGCCTTTAGGTTAGCTAGCTCGTTTAGCTTTTCAGCCATATTGTCATTTAGCTTATTGAGTTTATCCTTATCCCCAATTCCATCACGAATGGCCTGCTCTTCAACAGCAATGCTTGACTTCAGTTGCGTTAGCTGACTTGATAAATTGCGTATCTTTTCGTTGATCTCAGCATCCGTACCATCAACACCGTTCATTAAGCCGTAAAGAACTCGGTGCATGAAGTTCTTACTGTCCTTCCAGTAGGTGGGAACGGATGTTGCCCCACCTTCCTGAACACTTGCTAAGGTGCCAATATCAACACCCGGAGAAAAGTATTTATCAAAGAAAGTCGATATAACCGAAGATGAACCATACTTTGTGACATCCTCATACTTACCAGCACCAGCTTCCCCCGTAACCTTACCCTCTACTAGGCTTAGGTTGCTTTGAAAGGCTGCTACAGCATTAGACCAAGCAGAACCAAAGATAACCTGCATAGTCTGATTGTATTCTCGCTTCCTCTCAGGGTTTTCTTCCAGCCACTTCTGATAAGTCTTTACCTGACCCTTATCATTGATTGTGATAGACCTGACTGTTTCGCTGCTTAATCTATCAATCAGCGTATCTATGTAACCTGAAATTAACTTGGATGGCCTCCTGATGATATTATGAAATATCGTATTTGATGCGATATTGACAGCATGAGTTGTTGGTCCGCTAAGGATAGATGCGTACCAATACTCCTGATAGAAGTTGGATATATTTTTATGCCACCTACTTCCTGCCCTCATAATATCACGAACAAGTCGCCTTGTTTGGAATTCACTCTCAGCTATTTCTTCGAGTCGCTCTACTGTCAGTTCACCCCAATGCTTTTCAATTTTATCCCGAACTTTAGACTGTCGCTCTGAAATTCTTTCAAAGAGCCTATCAATCTCCTTTTTGCGTTTTTCAGGAACCTTAACCTCGGACTTGGAACCCTTACCACCATCTTTTTTGCCTGTTTTCTTTGGCTTCCTAGTGCCAGTACCCTCACCCTTAGCACCTGAGATCTTAACACCCTCACCCTTACCTTCTCCTGTACCACTTTTTCTAGCCCCCGACTCCCTGCCATGACCTGTGCCTTCAGGTCGTTGTGGTATGTCAGGCAACTCCTCTTGCAAACGCTCTGCAAGCTGTTCGGATACCTGTTCGCTTAGACGACTTTCACTAACTAACTTTTCAAGCCTCCCCCTCTCACTTCCGGTTAGCATATTAAGCAAATCAAACAGGTGCATAGCCCTACGAAGCTGTTCAGGCATGTAGTAGTCTCGCCCGTACTGTAGGGTACGGGCGACCTCTGAAAGATGCTCCTGTCGTTTTCCCATCCAGTTATGCAGTTCTATACGTGCCTCACGAGTGTTTGTATCACCCAAGTCCTGCATGATTATTTGAATCTGCTCTGCTTCTACTGCCGTTATCAGATTTGTTTTTTCTAATAACTTCTCATACAAGCGGTCCTTCTCACCGTGGTAGTCAGCATCCATAGCTTCCCTACCGAGCTTCTTAACATTCCTATTACTCATAGGTGTGTAATAGCCCTTATCAAGAACCAACTGTTGGATTCTGCGAAGACCATCTAGTGGGTTTGCAGGATCACCCTCTCTCCTCTCAGCGTCTAGTTCATCTTTAGGCAGATGCGCTATATCTTCAATACCCTCGGTGCTTGGGTATATATTGTCACGCTCTATCTTCGTCTGCTTGCGGTGCCAACCCAACCTCTCCCCTGTATACCTGTCCAAAAACTCATCAACCTGTGTGTCATTAGCTAGGACATGCACACTCTCTTGGTGTCCGTAGTCTTTCATTGAGTATTTGATAACATGAAACTCATGCCCCTTTTTCCTCAATTCACGTATTGCTTCAGCCTGAGCAGGAAGGATTGTGTTGGCAACCTTCATCTGAACAGGCTTATCCCCAACTACAGCAGGCACATCTATCTGGATGAACCCACCCATGACAACCTTTTTATCAGGGGCTTCCCATTTGAGTTGCTGGCTGTTCATCATCCCCTTGGGAGCATTGACATACTTACCGTTAGGCATGAGGAATTTAGCACTAACATAGTCTTCAGTTGTACCGAAGTGGTGCATGAACTGTGCTTCAAGAGCATTGGGGCTAGATACTAGTTCATCCCCAAACCTCTCATGTATGTCATACTCCTTGATGTCTAGAAGGCCAGTTCCATTCAGTCGGTTGAAGATGTTACCGGATACCATATCAGCGTAGATTCGACTTATCGAGTCTCCCCCTACCCCCATCCCTTTCAGGATGCGATTAAAGAACTCTGATATTTTTCTAACTACCTTTTCAAATAGACCCTCGCCACCATGAGCAAATGCTCTACGTTCTCTTTTTAGGTCTCCTATCTTCTTGCGAAGGTTCGACTTAGCCTTCTTGTTAGTGGCCTCTTTAAGCCTTTTGAGAAGAGGCTTTAATTCTTCATCTATCTGTTCGAGACGCTGCTCTCTAGCTACTTCTGAGTCCTTAGACTTGTTGCGGCGTATCCATTGGTCCTGAATCCAAAAGGCAACACTTTCGCTCTGTTGCTTATGGCTGGCATCACGTGATGAACCTGAGGCTTTCAGTAGCTGGTCCCATTCAGCATCAGAAAACAAGCCATTGTTATGTGCTAAATGGACAGCCTCGTGCATAAGGGTATCAGGTACACGTGCCTGATACAGTCTTTCGCTTAGGATAATCATCCCTAACGTGTTAATACCACGTGCCTTTGGGAGATCATTAGCATGTACGAATACCCCACCGGCTTGTGCCAAGTCGGACTTGATGTTTTTAATAGCTCTAGCAGTTCGCTTGCTATCATATACCTTTTCTATCTGAGCCGCAGGGAAGATTACCTCATCAGCAGCCTTAACAAGGAACTGACCACGATCAAACTTTACTACAAACCCACCTTGCTCTTCACTTTCGTAAACCTCAGCACCGGGGAACATCCTTTTTATTTGGTCTATCTTTACCCTGCTTGGTGAATGAGGGGCGTTTATATTGGTCTGTATGGCGTAAGCCATCAACCCTTCTATATCATCCCCAATATCAGGGTCATAATTATCCCCAACTTCCTCAAGAATGGAGTCAACATGCTCCTGAGTGTTTAGCTTGGCATCTTTTTCATATTCAGCCTGTTCTTCACTAGTCATGTCTTCTCGCACACCCATGTCACGGATCATGCGTTCTGACTCTTCTAGTGTTTCAGCTAGAGGGATGGAGTTGTCAGAGAACTCTACTAGTCCACCCTCTTTCTGTTGCCAACTCTCATCAACAATGTCATCAAGGCGACCCATCATCCATATATCACCCTCAGTTGGATATACGATATAGTCGTTTCCGTCTACCTTAACACGGTACTGTTCTAGGTCTTTAGAATCTCCTAGGAGAGTATTCTCCGCTTCTGTGAGGCGGCTGAGTGTGGCCGCCTCACCCTTAGCACCTTTCTTAGGCTTAGGTTTTACCTCTGCCTTTGGTGTAGGGTCGCCCTTCTTGGGTTGTGGGGCATCCTCAACCTC